CACTCGCCAATTAACGGATGGGCGACGCAGCCACGCCACGCCCGCAACCACGCCCTCAGCCACAACCAGCCCCAAAGACACCAGAGATACAACAGACACCTCAAATCAAAGAAAAGCCACAGGAGCAACCGCTAGCACCACAACCAACAAATGAAGACGTTATGAGGTCTATCGCTAAATTAAGCCAAGATGTCGCTAAGAATAAAAGCCTATTAGAGAAGATTATCGATTTTCTGATGAGTATTTTTAAGTTCAAGAAATAAGGAGGAACTATGGAAAAGATTAAATTATTATTTAGCCCAGACACTAAAAATGGTCGAGCAATGAGGACATTTTTGCAAGGTCTATTGGGAGCTATGGGAGCATTCACAGTGCTATACAGTAGCCCTGAGTTCGGCAAGTTTATCGCAAGCTTGGACAGTCTAACAGGACATACGGTATTCTCAGCAGTTATTGCAGTTATTGCCGCGACTATTAGTCGTTTGATGCCAGTTATCGGCGCGGTGGTCGAGATGTTAAAGGAAAAATATAAGGAGAAAAAAGATGCTTAGAAAAGCTTCAGCAAAAGGCGAATTGCCAGCATCCGCAAAACTTACCTCTCAAAAAGAAAGAGGAGCCCAAAGCCTAGCCATAAGTACGGTCGACGGTTGGCTAATTGGTGAGGAGCAGGATTTTGTCATATTCGAAACTGATTCTAATAATGATATAGTGCCAGGGTCGGCAACTTCATGGAAAGGCGTGCCTGCTTCAAACGGGAGTATTGCTGGACTTACTCTGACAGGCGGTCTGGATAGGCTATATCCGATTGGGGCTGCAGTTGTACCAACGGCTACTTCTGCATGGGCAAACGACTTAATCGAGTGGCTATTAAAATCTCATAATCCAGACGGCACACTAAAAGAATCTGCTATACCTGAACTTAAACCTCAAGTAATTCCTGAGAAGTCTATTACAGCCGACAAGATAGACTTTACGACAATGCCAGACAATAAATACACAACCACTGAACAGAATACTGGACAAAAATGGATTGACGGTCGCCCTATTTTTCGTAAAGTCGTGCGTGGCACTGTGAATATGACAGGTGGTTTTAATACGTCAAACTTGCCGCATGGTATTCAAGGTCTAACAAGCGCCTGGGAGCTCATACGCTACTATGGAAATATGCGACTATCTGGCAGTCTTAATAATAACCCTATCAAGCAAGCGTTGCCATACATTGAAGGCACACACCAATCAGGTGTTACCTCAATTGATCAAACGAATATTACTATTTCTGGCAGTTATGCTTGGGGAAATTCAGAAGTTAGTATTGTGTTAGAGTATGTTAAGTAATTAGACAGTACCTACTGCAATCCAAGAGATGCCGTGGTTAGCACCACCAAAAATGCCTGAGGTTGAAGCCGTAATAGTTGTGCCTGTCTGATTAAATGCTCCACATTCTATGTTTGTACCAGCACCAATTTTCTGGTCGAAACTCTCTGGAGATGTTGGCGTCTTAAATGTATATCCGATTAAGACGGGTATAACCGCGTATACTTCCTTAAATTTTTTAGGAAAAGTAACCTGTATAGACTGTTGTTTTCCGCCGTTTCCTAAGAAATAAACCCAGCCGGATTGAATGATTATGCTACCTGTTACAGTCTTATCAGAATTGTTATTTTTATAAGATAATATGGTCGTAGAATCTATCTTGTAAGTATTGACTTTTACGCTAGAGTTTGCTAATATAAGAACATATCAGATACGCATTTGATAACCTCGGTCGTTTTTGGCTGAGGTTTTCTTTGTCTTAAAATAACCTCTTACTCAAAATCGATAAATCGTGAAAAATCTGTCAAGAGTTTTGCACCAAATTCTTACACTTTTTTCACAAAAATAAAATTTCACCTGTGGAAAATGAAGGTGCTAGTTTTTCATTGGCTTAAAGAGAGGGTAAAAATGGGGAAAATTGTTCATATTTCTGAGATTAAAACGCCATTGACAGAAGCCATTAAGAAATGGAGAGCTGACAATGAACGTAAATGATATTCTAAAATCTGGCGTTAGCGCTGGATACAATGTTGATATCGCACGCGAGTTCGGAATAAATGAGGCAATCGTATTAAACAAGTTGGTCTACTTACACCAAATAGCTAAACGAGGAGATGGCTTTACTTGGTACACAGCTAAGGACTGGAAAGAACACACGGGATTAAGCTACTATCAAGTAAATAAAGCACTACAACACCTTGTGAACGCGGGTATTGTTGAAGTAAAAAACACCTATATTCAAGGCACTACAACAAAAGCCAAACATCACAGATTTGCGGTTCAAGAAACTTCAAAATCAGGAATTCAAGAAACTTCAAAATCAGGAATTCAAGAAACTTCAAAATCAGGAATTCAAGAAACTTCAAAATCTGTAAATAATAACGCTATTAATAACGCTAAGAATATAGTAAGTAATAGTGAAGTTAGTAAAAAACTATTAGACCTACTAAACGAAAAAACCAAACGTAATTTCAGAATACTTCCACGAGGCTACAAAGAAACCTTGAAGAAGTTCTCGTTAGAAGAAATCGGTAAAGCACTAGACGTACTCGTTGAAGATGATTGGCACTCAAAGAAGATTAACGAATTAAAAAGCGACTATCTACTCAGAGCCTCCACGATAGACAACATGCTCTCGAAGCGAAAAAAGCAACATGAAGGCATGGCAGACCTAGACGAGTTAATGGGAGATGGCTCATGGATGGCTTAGAAATCGATTTAGAGGACTTCTCAGAAGGTTTTGTGGCGGAAACGATAAAATACCACAATGAAGAGATAAAGTCGCTCAGAAACGATTACATGACGTTACAGGACATATCTAACATTAATCACGATGTCGACAATTACAAAGAGATATTCCAAACCATTGAAGACAAAGCAAATTGGCATAAATCAAAAATCAGGGAGATATTACGTGGACAATTTAACCTATCTTAAATCTAAAATCGAATCACTAAAGAAGTCTGACCAGATAGAACTTTACGAATACGTGCTTGGAGCGTCTGCTAAAACTGCGAAATCCGCAGCAGCAGAGCTCGAATTCACGATGATGGCAGACTATCACGACGAAATCGAAGAGCGTATGAAAAACTGGGGTAAAATCATCGGATTAAGAACAGGGAACTGGGTGCTTGATCGTATGACGATGGGATTAGCACCAGGAGAGCTAACTGTTATCGGAGGAGCCACTAGCAACGGTAAAACAGCCCTAAGCATGAATATCGCGGCGAATGTCGCTAAGCAAAACAAATCCGTTTTATTCGTTACTTTGGAAATGACTCACGGCGAAGCTGGTGTTCGATTCCGAAAAATCCTTGGTGAAACAGAATACGAAAAGTGTGCGGCTGGCATATTTTTCCAAAAAAACGATGAATTAAGCTGGCACTCAATCGACGGATTGGTCCGAAAAGCCAAAGAAGAAGCAAATTGTGAATTGGTCGTGATTGATCATCTTCATTACTTTACGCGAGAAATCCAAAACGTCGCTGAAGAATTGGGAAATATAACAAAAGAACTAAAGAAGAACGCTATTAGACATCAGATTCCTATCATTCTAATCAGTCATACACGAAAAGCACCAGACAGCCATACACGAAAGACTGGAATAAACGATTTGCGAGGTTCGAGCTACATTGCTCAGGACGCGGATATCGTCTTAATGGTTGAACGAAATATGAAAGATTTTCCGAATGATATCATCGTTACTTTAGAGAAAAACCGTAACAGGTACGGTTGTAAAGTTGGTACATCTTACCACTTTGAATTTAGGGAGCTTAAGGTGATTGAACCAGCTAGAAATAGTAGGTTCGACACGTAGGACTTTGTGAATTTTACACTATGCAGACACGGCTAGACGTGGCAAAATTAAATAAGAAATTAGCCATATCTACTGCCGAGTTGATGACCGTGTGGGTGGTCTGAAAGCAACACTAGTTGGGCACCTCAAAATCCTACATTTTAACTTAAATTGTGGGAGAATTATGGATAAAAGTACTACGTTGGAGCGTGCGTTGTTTTACTTTGTGAAACATAAAGAAGCACACGGAAAAGCTACTGGCACGACAAAAATAACATACGTTTCTATCCTTGAGGATTTTATAAAATCAATAGACGCACACGTTGTTGAAGACTTGAATATTCTAGTGATTGATAACTTTATCGACACACTCTCTTTAAGAGGATACAAGCCGAAAACTATCAAAAATAAAATCGTGGTTATTAGAAGTTTTATCAAATTTTTGTATTCTAAAAACCTTATAGATATCAGACCTGAAGCGATTGAAATACCAAGAACCGTTGAAGTCGAGGCTAATTTTTTAGATGAAGAAGAACAGTGTATTTTGATAAAATCGGCTAGAAATCTAAGGGATAAAGCCTTGATTATGACGATATTAAGCAGTGGATTACGGGCTTCTGAAATCTTAAATCTCAAGGAGGATGATTTATACAGAAGGTCCCTTATAGTTTCTAGAGGAAAAGGTGGAAAACCAAGAGTAACTTTTATCGACCCCCTAACAGAAAAGTCTATTAGAGAATATCACCACAAAAGAGAAGTAGACTCTGTTTTTGTTTTTACAAACTCTTTTGGGAAGCCTCTCAGCCGACAATATCTCTCAAGAATGATATCTGAAACCGCTCTAAGAGCTGGAATTAAAAAGAGAGTAAGTGCGCACACTTTAAGACATAGTTTCGCTACTAATATGCTACGAAAAGGGGCAAGAATTGAAGACGTTCAGCCTTTAATGGGACACTCGAACATCTCGACCACTAGATTGTACATGCATTTTACGAACGAATATTTAAGAGAACGCTACGATATGTTCAATAAAGATATTGACAAAACGCTCGCGGTTTGCTAAGATAAGAGTATCAAAGTTGAAAGACTTTAGTAATTTTACAATGATTGCTTTGTAGATAATAAAGGTTTCACCTTTACATTTGCCGCTTTAGCTCAGTTGGCTAGAGCAACGGTTTTGTAAACCACCGCCTTTATGGCGGTTCTTTTTTTATCTACATCACGAAAGTGGTGTTTTTTAATTTCCACGAGGTTATCAAATGCGTATCTGATAGCCTCGTGCAGAATTAACAAACTGTACTATTACGATTACGTAAGCGACACCGTAAAAGAGCGTACGACGAAAATTATACAAGCGTGACAGATTGCTCAAGGTTCAGGCGTAACACGTGTAGAAGTTAGTATTTTAACAATTTGGTCTAGTGGGTAGCGTCGAGCGGTTTGATAGCCGCTAGCACATTTTTAATTCAGCTGGCGTTCGAGGGTTAAGTTTATTACAACTTTGTAGTTCTTGTTTATTTTCGAACGCTCAGCGCTGCTCACTACAGGTCTCCCACACCTGCGCTAAAAAGTGGGCAGTATAAAGCAAAAACCGCTCAAAAGAGCGGCTACAAAGCCATTATATCAAATGGCAGATTGAGAGTAAATATGAAAATTAACGTAAAGCAAATTAGAGCAAGCTATCGCTTTGATTTCTTTGATAACGAGTGGTATTGCAACCACGATAATTTAGAAGTAATTCAGCCTTGCTGTTCAGGTAAAGAAGCTGAGTGGTGTGGCTGTCAGGGCGAACCTGAGTTTTATTGTCCGAACCCAGATTGTGACGGAATTGAGGACGAAGTTGTAAACATCTGCGCTAGAGAGGAATTAGTACAATGTCTAGCCTAAAAGAAAATAAAAAAGAAAATAAAAAGGAGAAAACAATGAAAAAACTTAATATTGAAACTATCAAAACTATCATCATTACGATTTTAATTACAGCGATTATCGCTTTTATTAGCGGTATGCAATATCAAAAGAACCAAACTGAACAAGTGAAAACTGAAGCTGCGACAATCGTCAAAAATGTGAAAGTTGAAGTGTCAAAACAGTAGCGACGGAGAAGCGGCAACCGTTGCTACCTCAAAAAGCCGCAAGGGTTGAAGCCTCGCCTGCATCTCAAAAAGCCGTGGAGAAAGCTGGTGTAGGCGGCTGCGACAGGTTTCAACCTTTACTTGAAAAATACGATTGGGACGTGCGAATTATGAAAGCCATTATGCAAGCTGAAAGTTCGTGTAATGAAAACGCAACAGGCGATACAAGCCTGACATTTACACAAAATGGTCGAACATATGGCTATTCAGTTTCTCTGTTTCAGGTAAGGATTTTGCCTGGACGAGAAGCCTGCGATTCGCACAACCCAGAAATAAATATTGACTGTGCTTATCACGTGTGGAAATCACAAGGATACAAAGCGTGGTCAGTTTATACAAATGGAAGATATTTAAGATTTTTATAAGGAGAGGCTATGAAGCAAGTGAAGACTTCAAAGGTTTCTGGTGGCGATTATGCGAAAGTCGCCGATCGATTAAAAGAGTTTAGACAAGACAATCCGCGGTCGTCAATTAAAACTACTTATGAATTTACACCAAACGGCGGCGCAGTATTCACAACCTACATCTTAAAAGATAAGCGAGACGAATACTCTGCGGACGCTACTGGAACAGCGGCTTATTCAGTTAATCAGATGAAAAGGGATAAAGCATTCGAAAAACTAGAAACGATCTCAGTCGGTCGAGCATTGAGTTTGCTTGGTTATTTGAATAACGGAGAAATCGCAAGTACCGAAGAGATGGAGGAGTTTGAGACGTTCCAAGACACTAAGAAAGCCGAAGAGGAATTGCGAGCCTGTAAGACTTTAGACGAATTAAAAGAAAAGTATACAGAGATTGCCAAAACCAATCCAAAGCTATCACGTGAGCTTGTCGGCGTTAAAGACGAAATGAAAGTAAAATTAGGAGATAGTAAATGAAAATCCTAGACCTTGAACAAAGAAGTCAAGAATGGCTCGATTTTCACGAAGGCAGGATATCTGGCTCATCAGCTAAAGACTACTCATCGGTTCGGTATATACCAAAAGCCGAGCTGGTCGAATTCGCTCAGAGCAAAGGCTATGAGTTTCCGAAAAATCTGACCATGGATAATATCCGAGCAATGCTTACAGAAGATGAATTGAATGAACTCTATGCGAATGTTCAGATAAACGATTCAATCTATAAGCTAATTGCTCAGAGAATAGCTAAGCCAATTAATCCGAATGACTACGCAGATAGAATACCAGACGGTGCTACTTATTCAGCCATGCTGAGAGGTCAAATCCTAGAAGAGGAAGCTAGAGAGCTGATTTCTGAAAAACTTGGTAAGAAGATTATTCCTGGTCGAGTTTGGCAATCTGAAGAAAACGAATATATGATTTGCTCACCAGATGGAGAGTTTGAAGACGAAACAGAAGCTGTAGAGATTAAATGTCTGGATAGTTGGAAAGTAGTAAAAGCTTACTATGAAAAACATCCGCCTTCTGAATACAAGCCGCAGATTCTTCAATACTTTGTAGTTAACGATAAATTGAAGAAGCTTTACTTCTGTATCTACTCAGATGTGTTCTCAAATCCAGAACTAGGATTACAGATATTTGAATTAAATCGAGAAGACTATAAAGAGGAAATCGAAATAGTAAAGCGGGTAGAAAACGCTACCCTTGAGCTAGTAGAAAGAGAAGTCCAAAAATTAATGTTCTAAGGAGGAATATGATAAATAGCGTAACTTTAATCGGTCGAGTAACTCAGGATATAGAAGTTAGAAAAACTAATACTAACAAGTCTGTAGCTTCATTTACTCTAGCAGTTGGTGATAAAAACTCTGAATCAAGTTTCATCAACATGACAGCCTGGAATAAAACAGCTGAGTTATTAGCTCAATACGCACCAAAAGGCAAACAAATTGGTGTAACTGGTCGATTACAAACGAGGATGTGGGAAAAAGACGGTGATAAACGTAAAGCGACTGAGGTGATTGTCGAGCAGGTTCAATTTTTGGGCGACGGCAAGGCTCAAGCAGCGAAATCAAGCGAAGACCTCGGCACGCCAGTAAATCTGAACGAAATCCCTTTTTAGGAGGACGAATGGTAAGACGAAAGCGAGTTTATCTGCTCGAAACTGACAATGGGTTTACGATTCGAATTGTAGACCCAGACCTCAGTTTTATGAGGAAGTATAAATGGTCATTTATCGATAATGACTTGGTAGTCTCACGCAGACTTGAAAAGGGGGAAGATGATGGGTTTACAGAAATTGTATCTAGTAAAAAGCGACGATTCAAATCGAAACTTTAGAAAGCGAAAAGACGCACGGCAATTTCAGAAAAAATACGGTGGAACGATTCACAAAATAACAATGATAGATAATTTCATTGTCGAGAGGGTAATGTGATGAAAGATTTATTCAAAAAAGAGCGTGAAGCTTGGATAGAAAATGCCCGTGTAACAGCGAGAAAACTATTAGATAATAAATCTTTGATCACAATTGAAGACGTACTCAAGGAATGTCCTAGACCACCTTATTTACACAGGAACACAACTGGTAGCATATTCAGATGTGATGATTTTGTGGCTGTTGGTTGGAGAAAAAGTGAAAGACCATTGATGAACGGTAGATTTGTCAGAGTCTGGAGAATGCGAGGATAGATGGCAAGTCGAAAACTAATTCAAAAAGCTGATAGGATTTTCTCAAAATATATACGAATGAGAGATTCTGAAGACGGATTCTTTATTTGTTGTTCGTGCGGGCAGAGAAAGCCATTTGAACAGGCTGACGCTGGACACTTCATAAACAGAAGATGGATGGCGTTAAGATACGATGAGCGAAACGTGCATGCACAATGTAGATCGTGTAATCGATTCGACGAAGGAAACATGATTGGCTACACAAGATTCATGCTTAAAACTTACGGCGAAGATATCGTTGACCTGTTGGAAAGTATGAAAAAGCCCTACAAATGGACAGACGGAGAGCTAGAGATCTTAATTAAAGATATAAAGGATAAAACATAATGTTCACGCTAATTTGGATAATATTTGTAATCTTCATTCTAATTCTTGTAGCTATCTCAGAATATGAAATAGCCAAGCAGGACGAAGAATGGATGAAAGAGGAGGAAAAGAAATGGAAAAAGAAGTAAAACCTTACTACGAAGACGACTACCAGTCATTAGATGA